GTCAAAAGTGATGAGTAGCCTGCCCTTATGGAACTTGTTGCACACAAACTTAAAAGTGTATGTGATGTCGCCTCGCCAGTACATGTGTGAGTCTGCGATGAGAGACCCAACAGAGTTGTAGACCACCTTCTGGTAGTTCAACCCTTCCACAGTATCATGGAGGAGCCAGTGAAAGTCTGGCGTGACCATCAAGTCCATAATCCTGGAGCCGGTGGGGGTGGTTCCGTTATCGTGAAACCGCGTGGAGCCAATAAATTGCTCTCTTGACAAGATGTGCTTGTACGTCATCTCATCGGAGCCACTAAAGCCGACGTCAGCGGAATCACAATCGACACGCGCCTCAGGATTAAGTGCCAAAGACTCGCAAAATGGCGAGATTGTCGTGTTGGCGTACCCATACCCGGAGTTGGTGGTGACAGGAGTGGCAGACGCCCAGATGGGAGTCTTACTGTACCCAAGCGCCTTGGCCGCATTCCCTACAGTGGAAGCCACAGTCGAAACTGAAGAACCCACTGCTGAGATCGCAGCAAAAACTCGGCTGATTGGACCGGCGCTCACCCCTTCGAAAAGGCCAGAGGCCGCAGTCCCATTCTCGAAACGAGTAGGGACAGCTAGTTCAATCTTGTCAAACCACGCGTAAACGGAGATGTTGGCGGACCCAGTGCCACCAGAGGAGTTGCTCTTCAAAGCTTCAAAAGAATCTATGGAGATCTTCCCTAGTGGCTCGGATATTGCCGTCGGGGGTGACCCGAAGCCCAAGCCGGTGCCAAGAGCACTGGCCGGAGTTTCGTTGATGATCACCCAGTCCCTGAAATGAATGAAAGGGAGCGTCATTTCAGCTCCCATGTCATTAGACGGGGTCAGGAAAACGTGTGGGCGTGATGATAACAGCATCATGTAGGGCTGGTAGAGTGCTGACCCGGGGATGATCCCGGGCAGGCGTTCAAAAGAGCCCCCTGAAAAGTCGAAAATCTCAGCGGCTTCAGATGTAGTGAAAGAAACCGGCAAAGACATTGGCTTGTATGTCACCATCGCCATCCCGTGGAGAAAAGGCTGTCCATTCACTGTGAATTTCAAGTGAAGGTCGCCCCGCATAAAGCGGAAGCCCCTAGTCTTTTCAAGAACTCTCTTCTGAGACATAAAGAGTTCCCACGGGTCGAAAACGATGCTATCCATGTGAGCTCCCACATTCCACACATGGGTGTAAATCAAGCGTGGTCTGGAGAACCAGCCCGAAAGCTGGTCACCTGGGATAGCAGATTGAAGGACTGTACTGTGATCCAATGGCCCTTCGATACCATCGGAGTACTTCGTTACGCTAATTCCAGCATCTGCTGTTGGCTCATGGTGGCTAGCGCTACCAACATGAGGAGTGTCTTCTGTTTCTTTTGAGTCGTTCATAATTTACAATATAGTACACTGTCCTGGGGAGTATAGTTGGCTGTAGGACATAGGCCAACACTCTGCAAAGTGACTACTGGAACCCAGCAACGCTGGCGCCCTCACGTGAGTAAAGGCGAGTCGTCTGGGATCCAGCCGAGGGAAGCCACCGAAGCTGCTCGCCGTAGCAAGCAAGGAACTTCTCCTCGAAAGTCATGAAATCACGCTCAATGGTGGAAGGGTCGAAGGACGTGTACTCAGCAGTGTTCTCAATGAGAAGCCTGCGGAATGCTTCGTACTCTTCTGGGCCACGACCAAACATCAATTGGAGGGCTGATTGGTTCCTCGATTTGATGTAGTCGCTGTCGTCAATTGAGCTGAGTTTCCGGACGCAAAGCATCCTGGAGATGGTCGCCAGTTCAATGGGAGAAAATAACATCCCAGTGTTGGCAATACCATACTTCTCAGGTTTGACGAACCCCCTCTTCAGAAAGGAGATCTGTTCTTCGGTCTGGAAGTCAAAATCTTCCCCAGTCTTCAGCGGATCAGTGAGGACAACACCATGTTCAGCAGCCAACTCCTTCAATCTCCTAAAAGTGAAGGTAGGGTCATTGGTGGACATGATGTTGTCATC